GCACTGCCGCCCGGCGCGAACGCTCCCGGCGCCGGTGCCGGCGGAGGGGCCGGCGAGAGCGTCGACACCCTCCTGACCAAGACGCAGCTGATCGCCGAGGTCATCCAGGGTCTCAAGCAGGAGGAGGCGCTCCTCCGCCTGAACAACGACCAGCGGGAGGTCGAGAGCCGCATCCTGGACATCCAGGCGCAGGCCCGTGAGAACAACATCCAGCTGAGCGAGGCCGAGCTCGACGCCCTCCGTGAGCGCATCCGTATGACCCAGGACCTCGAGCAGTCGCTCCAGTTCGTCGGTGACGTCGGCGAGGCGGTCTTCGGTGGCATCGACGACGCGGTCGCCGACTTCATCCGCACCGGGGAGTTCAACTTCAAGCAGTTCGCCACGAACGTCGTCGCGGAGCTGGCGCGCATCGCCACGCAGGCCCTGCTGATCCGCCCGCTCATCGAGGGCCTCACGAGCTTCATCGGGGGCAACGGCTTCACGTTCAACCAGCCGAGCATCCTGAGCGCCTTCAACATCGGGGGCAACCGGCACGGCGGCTCCGTCCAGATGGGTGGCTCGGGCGGTCCGGACAGCCAGCTGTTCGTCTCCAAGATCAGCCCGGGCGAGCGGATCGACTTCACGCCTGAAGGTGAGGGTTCCGGAAGGCGCCGTGGTGGTGATACGTTCAACTTCAACATCAGCACCCCGGACGTCGACGGCTTCCGTCGCAGCCAGAGCCAGGTGGCCGCAGTGGCGGCGCGGGCGATCGGCTCCGGCAAGAGGAACATGTGACGAATGGCATTCGACGAGGTTCAATTCCCAACAGACATCTCCAGGGGCGCGACTTCGCGCCCCCGGCGCATCCTGGACGTCGTGACCCTGCGCTCCGGCTACGAGCAGCGGAACACCATCTGGACGAACTCCAGGCGGAGCTACGACGTGTCCCTCGGGCTGCGGGACCTGGACGACGTCTACGCCGTGCAGGAGTTCTGGGAGGGTCGTCGCGGCGGCCTGCGGGGCTTCCGCTTCAAGGACTGGTCGGACTTCAAGTCGGTCAGCCCGAACGTCTCCGTCTCGGACCTGGACCAGGCCATGGCCACCATAACCTCCACCACCTTCCAGCTGCAGAAGGTCTACTCGGCCGCGTCCAACCCCTGGACCCGCACCATCACCAAGCCGGTCAGCGGCACGCTGGTCGTCCGTGACGGCACCGGCTCACTGACCGAGGGCGTGGACTACACGGTCGACTACTCGACGGGCATCGTCACCTTCGGCTCCGCGCCGTCCGGCACACCCACGGCTGGCTTCGAGTTCGACGTCCCGGTCCGCTTCCAGGACGAGGACCTCGAGATCAACGTCGCCCTGTTCGACGTCGGCTCGGTCCCTGCCATCAACCTTCTGGAGGTGCGCTCATGAGCAAGACACTCCCATCGGGCATGCAGGCCCACCTGGACGACGGCTCCACGACCCTGGTCTACTGCTGGCGGGTCACCCGGACCGACGGCCTGGTCCAGGGGTTCACAGAGCACGACGTGGACCTGACCTTCGACAGCACGACCTTCAAGGCCGCGAGCGGCTTCACCGCCACCAAGATCAACTCCGAGCTGGGGCTGGCGGTCGACAACCTGAACGCAGAGGGCGCCCTGAGCTCCGACACGATCAACGAGGACGACCTGGCCTCGGGCCGGTACGACGCCGCGGTGGTCGAGCTCTACTGGGTCAACTTCGAGGACACCGCCCAGAGGGTGCAGCTGCTCAAGGGCACCATCGGCGAGGTCAAGCGCGGCGAGACGGCCTTCTCGGCCGAGCTGCGTTCGCTGACCCATCTGCTGCAGCAGAAGACCGGCCGTACGTACCGTCGGTACTGCGACGCGGACCTCGGTGACGCCAGGTGCAAGGTGAACCTCAACAGCGCGTCGTTCAGCTCCACGGGCACCGTGTCGAGCGCGAGCGGCAACCGGCTGCTCACCGTGTCTGGCCTGAGCCCGAACGACGACGGCTTCTACAGCCTGGGCAAGATCACCTTCTCGTCCGGGGCCAACGACGGCCTGACCATCCCGGTCAAAATCCACTCGGTGTCCGGTGGCGTGACCCGCGTCACACTGTGGGAGCCGGCGCCGTTCGACATAACGGGCGGCACGACGTTCACCATCTTCGCGGGGTGCTCGAAGGACAGCGGGACGTGCGGTTCCAAGTTCAGCAACATCGCGAACTTCCAGGGCTTCCCGTTCATCCCGGGCAACGACGCCCTGCAATCATACCCCAGTGAGGGAGGAGCAGACCAAAGTGGCGGAAGTCGGTACAACAGCTGAGCGGGCAGTAGCCCTCGCGAGGTCCTGGATCGGGACCCCCTACCGGCACCAGGCCTCCGTCAAGGGAGCCGGTGCCGACTGCCTTGGCGTGCTCCGCGGCGTCTGGCGGGAGCTATACGACGAGGAGCCCGAGACGCCCCCACCGTACAAGCCCAACTGGTACGACAACCTCAAGGACGACCTGCTCCTCCGCAAGGCCTTCGAGTACCTGGTGCCACTGAATACGCTGGCGGAGGCCTCCCCGGGCGACGTGCTGGTGTTCCGCATGCGCCCCGGCATGGCAGCAAAGCACTGCGGCATACTGACCTCGGACGGCATGATGGTCCACGCCCTGACGGACAAGGACGTCGAGGAGGTCCCGCTGAACCACGTATACTGGAAGCGTTGCGTCGGCGCCTTCCGCTTCCCGGAGGCATGAACGAATGGCAACGGTACTCCTAACCTCTGCAGTCAGCGCGGCGGGCCTCTCGGGCTTCGCCGCCTTCGCCGCTACCGCGGCCGCGACCGCCATCGGCGGGCTGATCGACAACGCCCTGTTCGGGCAGAACTTCGAGCAGGAGGGTCCCCGCCTCAACGAGATCAACGTCTCGCAGAGCTCGGAGGGCAGTCCGATCAAGAGGCTTTTCGGGCGATCGAGGCTCGGCGGCAACATCATCTGGGCGTCGAACTTCAGGGAGACGAAGACGACGGAGACGCAGGGCGGCGGCAAGGGCGGCGGGGGCTCGTCGGTCACGACGACGACCTACTCCTACTCCATCTCGTTCGCCGTGGCCTTCTGCGAGGGCAACGACCGGGTGACCCTGGGCCGAGTGTGGGCCGACGGCAAGCTGCTCGACACGGAGCCGCTGGACGTGGCCTTCTACCCCGGCTCGGACACGCAGCCGAGGGACCCCACAATGTCCGGCATCGAGGGCGCGGCCGTGACGCCGGCCTACCGCGGGACCTGCTACATCGTCTTCAAGGACCTCCCGCTGAAGGACTTCGGCAACCGTATCCCGTCCATCACCGCCGAGATCATCAAGCCCCTGGAACAGCCGGACCCTGACAGCATCGAGGAGCTGATCGAGGGGATGAACCTCATCCCGTCCACCGGCGAGGCCGCGTACGCCACGACGCCCACGGTGCGGGACGACGGCTTCGGCAACGCGGTCCCTGAGAACGTGAACCTCTCCAGGTCCCAGTCGAACATCGAGAACTCGATGGACAACCTGAAGAAGCAGCTTCCCAACAACTCGACGATGAACCTCGTGATCGCCTGGTTCGGCACCGACCTCAGGGCCAGCGCATGTGAGTTCAAGCCCAAGGTGGAGCTCAAGACCGGCCGTGCCCTGCTGCCCAACGCCTGGCGCGTGAACGGCCTCGTCCGGGGCAGCTCCGCGGTCGAGGCCGTCTCCACCGACGTGGACGGCAACCCGGCGTTCGGGGGCACCCCCGCAGACTTCTCGGTCGTGGAGGCCATCCAGCGCCTCGCCGACGTGGACGGGCAGGACGTCAACTTCTACCCGTTCCTGCTGATGGACATCCCGGTCGGCAACACCCTCCCGGACACCGAGACCGGCGCGGCCGGCCAGCCCGTATACCCCTGGCGCGGTCGCATCACGACGAGCCTGCCATCCGTAGACAAGACGGCCGCGGCCCAGACCGAGGTGGACAGCCTGTTCGGCTCCGTGAGCGCCTCTGACTTCAGCCTCAGCGGGACGACGGTGAACTACACTGGGTCGGCCACCGACTTCGGCTACCGGCGCATGATCCTGCACTACGCCTACCTCTGCGCTGCGGCGGCCAACACCCTGGCCGACCCGAGCAAGTTCAAGCGGTTCTACATCGGCACCGAGCTCCGCGGCATCACGCGCATCCGCAGCACGGCCTCCGGGACCGCCACGGCCTCGACGGTCTACCCGGGCGTCAACGCCCTGGTGACGCTGCTCGAGGACGTCCGAGCGGTCTTCGACGCTCAGGGGCTGACTGGCGTGGAGCTGTCCTACGCCGGGAACTGGTCCGAGTACCACTCCCACCGGCCGAGCGACGGGTCGAACGACGTCTACTTCAACATGGACGCCCTCTGGGGTCACCCGGACTGCGACGTCGTGGCGATCGACAACTACACGCCCCTCTCCGACTGGCGGGACGGCAACACCCACGAGGACTTCGGGACCGGCGTCATCAACACCTACAACACGACCGGGACCTTCGGCGCCTCGGGCTTCCCGCAAGCGACGCAGGTCTACGACGAGGCGTACCTCAAGGGGCAGATCGAGGGAGGCGAGGGCTACCACTACTTCTACGCCTCCGACGCGGACCGTGAGAGCCAGACCCGCACGAAGATCGAGGACACCGCGCACGCGCAGCACTGGGTCTTCCGGCAGAAGGACTTCCGCAACTGGTGGGAGCAGAGCCACCGCAGCCGTCCGGGCGGCGTGCGCGACGGCTCAGTCGTGGCGCTGTCCGACGGCTCGGGCGGATCGGTCGACACGTGGACGCCCGCGAGCAAGAAGATCGTCTTCTCCGAGTTCGGCGTGCCCGCCGTGGACAAGGGCACCAACCAGCCCAACGTCTTCTTCGACCCCAAGTCGTCGGAGAGCTTCCTGCCGTACTTCAGCTCGGGCAACCGGGACGACTACATCCAGCGGGTCTACTACGAGGCCTTCATCACGTACTGGCGTGACAACGCCCCGACGGTCGGCCCGGTCAAGATGGTTGACCCCTCGGACATGTACGCGTGGACCTGGGACTGCCGTCCCTACCCGGCCTTCCCGTACCGAACAGACATCTGGTCCGACGCCCCGAACTACCGTCTCGGCCACTGGCTGAACGGCCGCGTCGGGGTCCTGACCCTGGGCCAGCTGGTCCGTGAAATCTGCAAGCTGGGTGGCCTCTCTGAGACCGACCTGGACATCACCGGGCTGGTCAACAGCGCGGCCATCGTGCGTGGCTACGTGATCGACCAGCTCAGCTCGCCCCGGGACATGCTCGCGCCTCTGTCCAACGCCTTCCTGTTCGACGGCTTCGAGAGCGAGGGCAAGGTCAAGTTCTCCCTGCGGAGCAACACGATCTTTACGGACATCACCGAGGATGACCTGGTCGTGGACGGCGAGGACAAGAGCGGCTACTCGCTCACCCGGACGCAGGAGACCGAGCTCCCCGCGGCGTCAACCATCTCGTTCATCGACGAGGCGAAGGACTACCAGGTCGGGTCGACCGGGGGCGTGCGTCTCGTCGGCTCCAGCCGCAACGTCATCGACCGCCGGTTCCCGATCGTGCTGACCGAGGAGTACGCCCGCTCCTTGAGCGAGGTGACCATCCAGGAGATGTGGAGCATGCGCGACCGGGGCGAGTTCAGGCTGCCGCCGAGCTTCCTGGCCCTGGACCCCTCCGACGGCATCACGATCCCCCTGGGCGGTCGAACCTTCAACCAGCGGATCGGCCGGATAGAACGTGGCCGTGACCTGTCTCTGACGACCGCCAGCCACGACGCCACGGTCTTCGAGACCCTGGTCTTCACCGCGGCTGGCAACACCGCCGGCGACGTGCCCATCTTCGGCCGGACGATCCTGTACTTCATGGACATCCCGCTCATCAACGGCCAGGAACCCTTCCCCTGGGCGACGCGCCTCACGGCCTACCAGTCTCCGTTCCCGAGCTCGGTCGACGTCTACCGGGACGACGGCGGCGGCAGCCTGGTGCTCAACCGCCAGGTCACCGTCCCGGCCATCCTCGGTCAGACGACGACAACGCTGGCCGGCGCGGAGCCCTGGAAGTTCCAGGACGGCAACGAGGTGACGGTGCAGCTCTACGACCCGAGCGCCCAGCTGTTCAACGCCACCGAGAGCGAGGTGCTGGCCGGTCTGAACGCCGCGGCGATCGAGACCTCGTCGGGCACCTGGGAGATCATCCAGTTCAAGTCTGCCAACCTGACCGGCGCCACCGTCGAGGGTCTGCCCCTGTACAACCTGTCCGGCCTGCTGCGCGGTCAGCTCGGCACGGAGACCGAGATCGAGGCGAGCCTGGCCGCCGGCGCGAAGTTCGTCTTCCTGCAGCCCGAGGCGGTCAGCTACCTGGACGTCTCCCAGGGTCAGGCTCGGTTCCCGTTCGACTGGCGGTACGGCCCGTCCGGCGTCGAGACCTCGAGCGCCATCTTCCAGGACGCCAGCCACACGGGCCAGGCGGTGGGCCTGCTCCCCTACGCGCCCGTGCAGCTCAAGAAGACCCCGACGCCTGCGAGCACCGAGGTGACCTTCACCTGGATCAGGCGGACCCGCTTCGGGGGCGACGACTTCGAGGGCGAGACGGTCCCGCTCAACGAGGAGAACGAGCGCTACGACCTGGAGATATACGACCCGTCCGGCCCCACGCTGCTAAGGACGGTTTCCGACCTGACCTCGCCCACGTATACTTACACCACCGCCCAGCAGACCTCTGACGGCGGCGCCCTGGACTTCTACCTCATCCGCGTGTGGCAGAAGTCCACCAGCGTCGGTCGTGGTCGCCGGGCCGAAGCAACGCTCTAGGAGGGCCGCATGGCGACCACCAACTTCTCGATCCCCGAGCTGGCCGCGGCACAGTCTCAGAAGCACGTCACCGTGAACGAGGCCCTCCGCGTGGTCGACACGGCGATGAACCTCAACGTGATCCGCGCCGACTTCACCGCGCCGCCCGGGAGCCCGTCTGAGGGCGACAAGTACATCCCCTTCGCGACCGCGTCCGGCGCCTGGACCGGCAAGGAGAACCAGGTCGCCGCCTACATCAATGCGACGTGGGTCTTCTTCGTACCGGTCGAGGGCTGGCGCGCATACAACCAGACGACCAACGAGCTGCTGATCTTCGACGGCACGAACTGGGCCGCGTTCACCCCGAGCTTCGGGAACGGCACGGCCGCCGCGCCTGCCTACTCCTTCGCGACCGACACGGACACCGGCATGTACCGGAACGCGGCGAACCAGCTCGGCTTCGCCACTGGAGGCTCGCAACGTCTCCTGCTGACGAACACCCAGATCACGACCTCGACCGGGGACGTGCTGGCGAACAACGCCGGGTCGAACAGCCAGGTGACCGTCAACAAGAACGCGTCGGGCGACAACGCGCTGGTCAACTTCCAGACTGGCTTCACGCACCACGCCTCAATCGGCCTGCAGGGCAACAACGACTTCACGCTCAAGGTCGGCACGGGCTTCTCGATCGCCATGGTCGTCGCCAACGACCTGAGCAAGACGGACCTGTTCACGCCGGAGCTCAATGTCACGTCGGCCAACAACGGCGCGGTGCGGATCGGCGTGATCGAGGAGCACCTGACCGGCCTGTCCGGCGCCACGGCCACGACGACCGCGTCCTTCCCGAACCAGTCGATCATCCTGGGCGTGTCGCTCCGGGTGACGACGACAATCACGGGCGCCACCTCCTTTGACTGCGGGGACGGCACCACGGCCGGCCGCTTCGGTGGAGGCCTGGGCACCGCGGCGGGGACCACGAACCAGGGCACGATCGGACCGAGCGGGAACTACGCGACGACGAACGTGGTCCTGACGGCCAACGGATCGAACTTCACGGGCGGCGCGGTGCGCGTCTGCCTGCTATACCTGGAGAACGTCGCACCGACCGCATGAGGGAGCTGAGAATGCAAGAGACCAACACCACCGACGTCCGAGTGCCCGCCATAATGAAGGAGCTGCAGGAGCAGCGGGCCTTCCTGGGTGACCGGGCCGCGAACCTGGCCGCTGACCTGGCCGAGAAAGAAAACGCCCTGGAGATGGCCATGGCCAGGATCAGGTCGCTCGAGAAGGAGCTTGAAGAATGGAAGAAGCAAAGCGAGCCGGAACTCCCGCTCGAGACCTGAGCGCACGCTGGTGGCGGCAGGTCGGGTTCTGGGGTCTCACCCTGAACGCCGTCTTGGGCTTCCCAGCCATGGTGGCCCTGCTGGTGTTTGACGCAGCAACGGAGCTCGGCGTGCTGAGCGGGGCGTACGCCGCCATCCTCGCCGCCTGGACCGCCGCTGCAGGCATCCGGCAGTGGGGAAAGAACCGCAACGCCGAGGAGGTCGAACCGGCCCGCCCTTTGGACCTTACGCCCCCAGAGGGCTTCGGCGAATAGCCGCCAATACACAACCTGAGGTAGAAGCAATGGTATTCAGCAAGACGAAGCTAATCATCGCAGGTGTACTTATCGCCGGCGTTCTTGGTACATTGGCCCTAGGCTACCGCCACTACACGGGCCTCCTCGCGGAGCGGGCTGCGCTGCAGGCCGACAACATCCGCCTCGAGACGGCGGTGGAGACGCAGCACGCGACGATCGACGCCCAGGCGGCCGCGATCGGCGAGTGGGAACAGGCGCAGAGGGCGCTCGTCGCGCGCATGGAGGACCTGGCGAGGGTCCAGCGCGAGGCGACCGCGGAGACACGGAGGCTCAATGAGCTATTCTCAGAACACGACCTGGGCGAGCTGGCCCGGGAGCGTCCGGGGCTCATCGCTCCTCGTATCACTGACGGCGCTGCTCGCGCTAACCGCCTGCTCGAGTGCGCCACGGGAGCTGGAGGTACGGACTGTCCCGACTGAGGTCGTGCGACCCGATCCTACGCCTCCGCTGCCGCTGCCCAGGCCGGTCGACCTCCAGGACGTGGAGTTCGTCGTCCTCACACCCGACAACATTCCGGAGGGGGACGACTGGGTCTTCGTGGCGGTCACGCCCGAGGGCTACGAGCGGCTCTCCCTGAACCAGGCCGAGCTGCTGCGCTACCTCCGCGAGGCGCGCTACCAGCTCCTATACTACCGCGGCGAGGGGCGCTGACCCATGGACGACCACACCAGGATCATAGTCGAGAGGGCGGCCACGGAGGCCGCGGAGCAGGCCGTGCAGAAGGTCCTGACGTCCCTGGGGGTGGACCACGTAAACCCTCTGGAGACGCAGCGCGACATGGCCGCGCTGCGGGAGTGGCGTTCGGTCATCTCGGACGAGGAGTTCAAGAAGGACCTGATGCACCTGCGGAGGTGGCGCCAGGCGATGGACGGGATGCAAAACAAGGGAATGCTCACGGTCGTCGGAGTGGTCTTTACGGGGCTCTGCGCCGCCGTCTGGCTCGGCGTCCAGAGCGCCCTGGGCCGATAGAGGGAGTTCCGTATGGCAAGGACGGTGAGTGACGAGGACCTCCTTCAGGACGTCCAGGCCTACTACGATCACTGGGGCAGCAAATCAGAGGCGGCGAGGTCCCGAGGTCTGCGCCGCTCCACCTACAACGACCGCCTCCGCCTGGCCCAGACGCGCCTAGGCGTCGTCCTCGGCAAGGTGGCGGACGGGCAGATCGAGCCGACCGGCTCCGAGGTCAAGAGGCTGCCACGCAAGGGCAAGGTCGCCCGGTACGTCCTGACCTCCATCCAGAACAACACCCACATCCATCCCGCCTTCAACAACCTCCTGGCCCTGGTCGACTGGCTAGACGGCCGGAACGGCGACACCTGCGAGATGATGATCGGGACCTTCTCCTACCAAGTCGCGGCCTACGGTCCCAAGGCCGTCAAGCGCGGCACGTTCAACCGGCGCCAGGCGCACGAGAGCCTGTGGTACGCCCCGGAGGCCGAGCGCTTCATCGTCGACCGGTCAGTCGAGCTTGCACCCGGGCTGGTCTGGTGCGGCGAGCAGAACATCCTGCCGACGACCCGGCACCCGCTGACGGCCTTCGAGGACTACAACGGGCGGAAGTCGAACATCGTGCCCCACGCCAAGATCGCGATGGAGAGCGTCGCGTCCATGGCCGACGAGGCGACGAAGTTCAACTACTCGACCGGCACCATCACCCAGTGCAACTACATCCAGAAGCGGGCGGGCATCCTGGCCGAGCAGAAGCACTCCTACGGCGCGGCCCTGGTCGAGGTCGACCACGACGGGAACTGGTTCGTGCGGCAGCTGACCGTCGCGGACGACGACAGCATCATGGACGTCGGTCCGAAGGGCACCGGGGGCATCAGGGTCCAGGCGGGCATCGTAACACCGCAGGCGGTCGTCGCCTCGGCCAACTGGGGAGACGCCCACGTCGCCGAGATGGACGGCTGGGTCCGCAAGCTCTGCTGGGGCGAGGGCGGGATGCTCGACACGCTCCGCCCCCGCTTCCAGTTCATGAACGACGTCTTCTCGATGCGGTCCCGCGGACACCACGAGGAGCGCGACTTCCACCGGACCTACACCAAGATGGTGACGGGCGAGGGCAGCGTGCAGGACGAGCTGGACCTGACGGCAGACTTCCTGTCAGAGGCGGCCAGGCCCTTCTGCGAGACCGTCGTCGTCCCGGCCAACCACGACCGGCACCTGGACCGCTGGCTCAACGAGGCCGACTTCCGGAAGGACCCAGCGAACGCGAAGACCTTCGTGCGCCTGCAGTACCAGGTGCTCGACGCCCTGGACCGAGGGCTCCGCAGCTTCAACGTCCTCGAGTGGGCGCTGCGCGACGCCGGCTGTCCGGCCACGACCCGGTTCCTCGAGCTGGACGATAGCTTCCTGGTGCACGGTGTCGAGAACGGCCTGCACGGCGACCTGGGCCCCAACGGCTCCAGGGGCTCGACTAGGTCGCTCACGAAGATGGGCCGGCCTATCAACAAGGGTCACGACCACACGGCGGCCATCCGGGACAACGTCTTCTCGGCCGGCTCGTGCTCCCTGAACTTTCCGTACATGAAGGGCCCGAACTCTCACTCCGTCAGCCACATCGTGACCTACGAGAACGGCACCCGGGCGATCGTGACCATGTGGGGCGGGCGGTGGCGCGCCTGACGGGGCGCGTGATCGCCTCTAGGCGACTGAACCGGCTGCTCGGCGGCCAGGACGAGATGCTCTGCGCCAGGGCCCACCGAGGTGGCTGGCGCATCTTCGTCCTGGTCGTGGATGGCGTCTTCATCGTGCTCTGCCGCCGCGTGCATCGACACTGCCACGAGATGGAGAGGTGGGAGAGGCGCGTCGGCTGCCGGCTCCCTACCCCCGAAATAAAATGTGGAAAATTGATCGAGGGGGGTTTACGTCTCCCGCGTCTCCCGCTATATTGGGTGTATAAGATGAAACACAGCGACGGAGACTACAATGCCCCAGATCACAATCACCCGCGAGCAGACCCAGCAGATCGTTGACCTCTGCCAGAAGCACGGCACCAAGAAGTGGTTCTTGGCCAAAGACGAGGGCGCCTACATCGGCGCATGCGGCGGCAGCCACAACGACGGCACCTTCGAGAACGTCATCTTCTACTTCCGCGGCATGGACCCCAAGAACGAGAAGTACGCAGGCGAGGCGTGGGACAACGCACAGCACGCCTTCGGCGGCGACGACTTCGGCGAGCACTTCGACCTCGCGGTCCTCGTCAAGCTCCTTGCCGACGAGACCTTCGCGAAGCTGATCGTCAAGGTGGGCGCCACGTCCATATCCATCAGCTCCAAGCACTTTAAGAAGGCGCACCCACCCCCAAGCCCGTCGCGGCGCCCGCCGCACCCGCCGCACCCAAGCTGGTCACCGCGGGCAAGACCAAGGGCGAGCAGATAAGAGACCTCCTCGCCGCAGGCGTCGGCGTGGACGCCATCGTGAAGATGGTCGGCACCACCGCCAACAGCGTCCGCTGGCACAAGTCCAAGATGAACAAGGGCGAGTGACATGGCGAGCAAGACGAAGGAGTTCAAGGCCCTCGTAGTGAGGGTGTTGGAAGAGGACCTCGGCATGACCGTGGTCGACTTCGGCACCCGCGGCGGCGGTCACCCCTACGTGGAGGCTGAGAAGGACGGGAAGACCTACCGCTTCACCTTCTCCTCCACGCCCGGAAGATACGGTAGGGCAGGTCTCCGGTCAGACTTCAGGCGCCGACTGCAGTCGTGGATCGACGCAGACTGAGCCTCACGCCAAATGAGAACAGCCGCACGAGCTTTCGGAGCCCGTGCGGCTTATGCGTACCTACCTGACGGTCACCGAGAGCCGGTTCAGCCGCAGTCTTTGGACCCGTCGGGGTTGATGATGCACATCGTCTCGGTCTGGTCCTTCTCAGGGAGGTCAGGTTCGTCGCGGACGGTGCCGAGCAGGATGCCCATCTTCTTCCCGTCCTTGTTGAACGTCGTGCACCCCTTGCCACCACGCTCCCACGTCTGGTCGTAGATGCCCTTGAAGTCGTCCCAGGGCATGGTCCCGTCCATGTTCACCGTCTTGGACACGGAGCTGTCGACCCGCGAGGCCGCCGCGAGCATCACGTCCAGGTGCTCCTGGGCCGTCACCTCGTGGCTCATCTTGCCGGAGACGCCGAGCTCGCGCCAGCCGTAGTCGCTGACGTCCACCTCGGTCTCGCCGTCCTTCATCTTCACCTTGCGCCGGCCCTTGTACTCGTGGTCGATCACCTGGCCGTCCTTGTCGTAGACGGGGAAGCCGAAGACCGGCTCGCAGCCGCTGGAGATGTAGTCCGCCGCGAAGGAGATGGTCCCGGTCGGCGCGATCGACGTGAGGTGTGAGTTGCGGATGCCGTGCTTGCGGATGCGCTCCCGGACCTCGGTCGGCTGCTCCTGCATGAACTCACCCGCCAGGTACAGGTCGGCGTCGAACTTGGGGAACGGGCCCTTCTCGATGGCGAGGTCCACGCTGGCCATGTAGGCGTGGTAGTTGAGCTCCTCCAGGACGCGGAGCTCGAAGTCGATGAAGCCCTGCGAGCCGTAGGGGAAGCCGAGCGCCTCGCCCGCGTTCGCCAGGCCTGTGAAGCCCAGGCCGATGCGACGCTTCGAGATGGCCTCGAGCTGCTGCTCGGGCAGCGGGAAGATGGTGCGGTCGTGGACGTTGTCCATGGCGCGGACAACCGGCGGAATGTCCGCGCGGAACTGGTCCCAGTCGAAGTACCAGTTGCCGTGGGCGTCCATCTTGAGGTAGCGCACCAGGTTGAAGGAGCCCAGGAGACAGGCGCCGTGAGGAGGCAGGGGCTGCTCGCCGCAGGGGTTGGTCGCGGCGATGGTCTCGCAGTACCAGAGGTTGTTGCGCCGGTTGATGGTGTCGATGAACAGGACGCCAGGGTCCGCGTAGTCCCAGGTGGTCCGCATGACCATCTCCCACAGCGCCTGGGGGTCGACCTCGCGGTGGGTCTCGCCGGCGAACTTCAGGGCGAAGGGCCTGCCGGCCGCCTTGGCCTCCATGAACTCGTCCGTGACCGCGAGGGAGACGTTGAAGCCCAGCCAGCGAGACAGGTCCGTCTTGGCCATCACGAACTTCTCGACGTCGGGGTGGTCGATGCGCATCACGCCCATCTGGGCACCGCGGCGCTGGCCGGAGCTGGCGATGCACTTGCACAGCTCGGAGTAGAGGTCCATGAAGGAGAGCGGGCCGGACGAGTGGCTGCCGAGGCCCTTGATGAGGGCGAACTCGGGACGCAGCGTGGAGAAGTCGTAGCCGATGCCGCCTCCCATCTGCATGGTCGTCGCGGCCTTGGTCAGGGTGTCCATGATGCCCGCGAGGCTGTCTGGGATAGGCTGGCTGACGTAGCAGTTGAGGGCCGTCACCCGCTTCGGGGCGCCCATGCCGGCCTGGACGCGTCCGGCCTCGAGGAAGCGCATGTCGAGCGTGATCTCGCGGTAGGTGTGGAAGTGTTCGTCGTCGTCCTTGAGTGCGCTGGCGACGCGGTTGCACTTGCCCCGATAGTCCTCGGACGGTAGGCGGTACTTCTCTGCGTGCAGGCGGTCGCTGAATACGAGCTGCGGCCCGGTGGTGTTCGGGATCATGTGCGGTCCTTCTCTGGATGCTTGGGATTGTTCGCGACGCTCAGTATGCCGCGCTCAACGTCTCCAAGCGAACCGCCGATCGATCACCTACAGGCCCATCGTGCCCAGCTCTCCAGGTCTGCCTGTGCGTCCGCCTCCTCGCGCGCCTCGACCAGACAGTCCTCGCACAGGGGCTCCAGGAACTCGTCGTCGTCGAGGGCGTCGGGGAAGAACAGGTCGCAGCCCGAGCACTGGTAGAGGGTCTCTGTGTCGTAGGCCACGCCGTCGATCAGGATCAGCTGGTCGTCCCAGCCCTCCTCGATCAGCTCGGCTATGCCCTCCTCGTCCAGGGGCTCGGCACTCGGGCGTGGTCGGTAGTGGTAGGTCATCTCGGCCTCATCATGCTCATCAGGATCATCAGAGGCCAGAGTAGCACGACGACGAGGTAGGCGCCTCCCCTGAAGGACTGACGGGCACGGCGGCGGGCCCAGTTTGCACCCTCGGCGAGGCCGATGCCGACGATCAGGTACGGGATGATCCAGTCGAGCCAGCTCATGACCAGAGCCACGATGCCAGCGGCACGAGCCACATGGCCCAGCCGAGTGTGAGCATGAGAGCGTCGAACGCACCCCCGAGCATGTCGTCGACGAGACGGCGGAGCGGCGTCATCCGCGCCCGCTTGGCCTCAGCGATCCGGTTGGCGAGGGGAGCGGTGTTCCACTTCCCCCAAGCCTCCTGAGCGGCCAGACGCCGCTCCATGTCTTCGATCGTCTCCATGGTTCTCCTCACTTCGCGGTCTTGGGCTTGGCGCGGGGACGACGCTGCGGCAGGCGCAGGTCCTCGTAGCCGTGCTCGCCGACCCTGATCTTGACGGCGTACCAGCGGAGGCACGCCACGGAGGTGCTCGCGTCGGGGAACTCCTCCATCAGGCGGTCGATGATCTCGTCGTACCCGAAGCCGACGCTGTGGGCCTTGGGATCGGTCGCCTCGACCGTGGTCGTGCCGGGCTTGGCGTCGCGGTCCTCGTAGTGGGACACGGCGCACAGGAGCTCGACGGACGCCGCCTTGATTGTGCGCTTGGGCTTGTCGTCGGCCTCGAGCGTCTCGGCCTCGTCGTTGGTCAGCGTGTCGAGTGCGGCCTGGGCCTCCTCGGGGACGGCGACCGGCTCGCCTGCCATGGCACGCTCGAACTCGTCGTCGGTCGCCTCGGCGATGGTGTCGATGCTCTCGTCGGTGTCGAGCGGCTCGGCTTCAACCTGCTCGCGGAGCTGCTCGATCTTTTCGATCAGCAGGTCCTTGGACTTCTTCCAGGCTTTCAGGTCGTTGGCGCCGCACTGTGTGGCGAGGTCATTGTGGACTGCGACCAGCTCTTTGTTGGTCATGTTGCTCAGTTCAGCGTGGGTGTTCATGGTTGTCTCCTTTCGTCGCTGCTACCACCCTTATACGCCGACCAGTGGGCCCTTGTAAACAGGAAACTTGCCCCTGCGCCGAGAAAAAACCCGCTATTTTATGCAATGAGGGGGCTCGCAGCCACCAGCGCGCATGGTATAAAGGAGCATCAACCAGCGACAAGGAGACCAGCGACATGACCACCGAGACCTTCTAGTTCGAGACCAGCATCTGCGTCGAGAGCTTCTACGTGGACAACGGCGACTACAGCGACGACAAGGCCGCGGCCTTTGAGCTGGCTGCTGGCGAGTTCGGCGTAGAGAAGGCCCAGGAGCAAGCCCTCGACGAGTTTGCCCATATCACCGGCGAAACCCCCGAGGTTGTCAGCGTGACCCACCTCGAGTTTGACAGCGGCAACCTCTCCCACGCAGTCAGCTACTACCAGGTCGTCGTCAAAACGGAGCGTGCCACCATGCAACGCTTCATAGACGAGTGGTTCGGTGAGGGAGACAGCGTCGAGGAGTACTTCCACAACCCGGAGCCCGAGCTGCCGCTCTGAGAAAAAAGCGGGAAAACTGCAATTAGGGGGCTCACGGGCCCCCTTGTTTATGGCATAAAGGGTGTATAAGATGAACACCAGCGAGACGGAGACTGACCATGGCCAAGACCATCAAGAACAAGATGACCGCAATCGACACCTTCCTGCAGCACAAGGCCTCCATTGACGAGGCCCTGAAGCGTCTGCAGGCGTTGAGCGACGAGCACTTCGAGGTGCACCCCGACGAGATACATTGGGGCCACGTCGGCGACCTCGCCCGCATGGACGAGCTGCTGACCCGCATCACTGACGTCGCATTCAACGAAGGGGAGTGTGCAGAATGAGCCGCGCATTTATCCACAAGCTGATCACCGACCGCCAAGAGGGCGAGAGCTTCATTGCTCTGCTCCTCGCTGAGGGTCTCATGTTCCACTTCGAAGACGACGTCCACGACGTCCTGTGGTCCGCAGGCAACGCACCGACCGGGCCGGAGCTAGACGCCCTCGACGCCCGCCGCAACGAGCTCTACCAGCTTGACTGGGGTGGTCACGAGTGCCCCATCGGCTTCGCCCTGACGCTGATGCAGCAGATGGACGACTAAGGGATGAGGTCGTAGTACGCTGCGGCCTCGATAATCTCCTGGTGGAGAGCAACAGGCGGAATGACGGAGAGCTCCTCTAGGCGCTTCTCCGTCATTCCCTTTTGCATGCTCGGGATCAGCTCGCCGGGGAGCATGTATCGCCTCGCCGAGCTTCCGGCGCCGACCTGAAGCAGCACGAACGTTCGACCGCCCGAGCGGCGTCGGCGGCGATGCCACGGTCCCTGAGACGGCTGGAAGCGCGGCTTGATCTTCGTGGTCGGGTCGGACGGTCGGCTCTCGCACTTGAGCTCAATCCAGAACTGGATGCCGACCCTGGTCTCAGCGTCCTTGAGGCAGCCCTCCACGTCGGCCATGCCGGAGCCGACCGCGTTCTCGACCCTGCTCATGTGGAGCCGGTCCTTGAAGGTCTTGCCTCCGAGCTTGAGCCATGACCAGAGCTTACTCTCGCGAACCTTTGAGCTCATACGACTTCCACCTTTTCCAGCGTTCGACCTTGAGGTCGCCGATCGGCGTCTCAAGACCAAGATGCCACCAGGTGGTCGTCCCTGGAAACCGCTGGTTGGCCTGGAGGAAGCGGGTCACGCAGTCGCCTATCGCACCCGCAACCATGCAGTCCGGGAAGGCCTTGCGGTCGGAGCGGCAGATGTGCACCTCGGACAGGAGGTCGTTCTCCAAGGCCATCATCGCCAGGGTCGGACCGCCAAGGAGCCAGCCGTCCGGGTTGGCGTTGGCGAACTCGACGAGCGAGACGCCGTGACGGGACAGGACGGTCAGCTCGCGACCCGGGAGGGTCTTGGGCATGCAGTCCGCGGTCCCGGACCCGACGGCGCATTTGCCCCCGACGCCAGTCAGGATGCGGAAGACCGCCTTGTCCGTCGAGCCGAGCCAGTCCATCCGGTCGTTTTTCTCTCGCGCCAGGTAGCCGTCCTTGCTCACTGCCATGACCAGCTTCATGCCAGGTCCTCCATGTCGATCGTTGTGACGGTCAGTCCCGCCTCGCGGAGCGCCTCGCGGCCCTCCAGGTGATGCCGGTGCCACCTGTTGCCTCGCAGCGGACCGGGCGAGACGACCCGGACGATGCCGGCCTGGATGATGGCCGCGGAGCAGTGCGCGCAGGGGCAGGTGGTCGAGTAGATCGTCCAGCCGACGAGCGACCTGCTGGCGTTGAGGATCGCGTTCAGCTCGGCGTGGACCATGTGGTAGTCCTTGTACTCCGGCAGCGTGATCCTGGTCTCGTCGTCCGCCAGGCCTCTCGGCAGACCCGAGAAGCCGAGCGAGAGGCCGCGCTTGTCGGGGCTCACGACGCACGCGCCGACGCCGACGTCAGGGCCCTTGACCCAGGTCCGAGCCTCCAGGGCCAGGCGCATGAACCTTTCATCCCATTTGTCAAGCATTGCTTTCCTCCAGGAAGCGCACAATAGCCTGCAGCTCGGCAAGCGTCGCGTCTCCCTTTAGCTTGTTTGCCCTCCAGCTAATTATTGCAACATTTCCGGGCACGTAGCCCTTCGTGTTGTCAAGACGATCAAGAGACGCTGATTGGGGCGCACGACCCTTGCCATGGCCGGGATATACCAGCTCGAGGCCAAGCACTGGGCAGTGCGTCGGTACAAGCTCCACGTCTTTGGCTGTGAGACTGAACTCCACGCCGTGAATGCGAGCCCGGTCTCTTGCGTTCTTGAGTAAGCTGGCGACGGGGTTAGAAGCCCTCCAACGACGACAGGCTTCCCTGCGATCCTCGGCGGACTTGTATGTCACAGAATGCCCTCCTTGACCCGAGCCCTGGTCTCCTCGATTATCAGAACGTCCTCAGTCTCGGCGAAGGTGTCGTACCATGACATGGGGTGCGCGTAGTAGAGCCTCATTCTATCACCTCCGGCATGGGGTCCCAGCTGTTGTTCTGGACGCGCTTGGCCAGCAGCTTCACCGTGTCCACGTAGTCGTCCGGCGCCGTCACGATCTTGTCGATGGACCAGCCGGGCAGGTTCGGCTCGCAGTGGTCGCACCAGGACGTGCTCGCCCCCTTGAGCCGGGGGTCGTGGTACTCGTCCCGCCCAGTCACGCTGCCGTCGACCGTGCATGCAGCGACGGCCTTCCAGTGGGGCTCGTACAGGTGCGGGTGCGCCAGGGTGAAGTGCAGTGTCGCGGGCCGGCAGCCGACGGTCGCGGCGATGGCGTCGAGCGTCAGGGCGTAGACCATCACGTCGTAGGGCAGACCGACGAAGACGTCGCTAGACCGGACGAAGACGCTCATGTGCAGGTCGTCGCCAAACCGCGAGACGGTGAAGCCGACCGGGCAGGGGATGTTCTTGGGCTGCGGGCCACCGAGGCCGTCGTTGGCCGGGTCCCACGCCGAGATGAACAGCTGGCGGTTCGTCGGGTTGCTCATCAGCTCGTCGATGGTGAGGTCCAGCTGGTCACGGCCAAAGTGCTCGCGCCACCGGTAGCCGTAGGCGGTCTTGAGCTCGCCGTCCTCGACGAACTTGGACCAGAGCTTTGGAGCCTTGCCCAGGATGAAGGCCGGGTCCTTGGTGCCCATAAACTGCCACGCCGCTTCGGCCGCCGCGACGTGCGGGTAGTAGCGCCGGTTGCCAGCGACGGGCAGGCGGCCACTGGTCAGGTCGAGCTTGAAGGACGTGGCGCCCTGCAGCATCTTGATGTCGGTCTTTGTGCGGGCGTTCGTCTCCGTCACCCCGCGGTTCATCAGGTCGCAGAGGAGGCCTCGGTAGGCCTCGTGCATGCTCCTCGTCTGCATCAGTCTTGCTCCTCCAGAAGGCGGTCGAACAGGGTCCGCACGTTGCGCTCCAGGTCGACGAGCGACCCGTTGTTGTCGATGACGAAGTCCGCCATCCAGGGCTCGAGCCCCATGGAGCTCCTGTCCTCGGGCGGCAGGTGCTCGCTCCTGTCTACCCAGACTACGAGGTCGGGGATGCCCGCGTTTACCAGGGCGTGGAACTCGGCGTGGTTGCGAACGCCGCAGTAGACGTCGTTCTCCGCGAAGATCGCGCGCCCGAGCCGGGTCTTGTCGGGGGTGTTGAAGGCCGTGATGGCGTCGTACCAGAAGGCCCGGTGGTTGCCGCGGTCCTCGAAGCAGTCCTTGCTGTTGTCGTACCGCGGTATGGTCGGCTCCTGCTGCTTGGTGGGGCTGGCACCCCGGAACCGGCGCCAGGCCTCCTCGATCGCGGGCATGACCACCCAACCGGCGCAGAACTCGCTGCTGCTGGTGAAGGTCAGCCCGTACCGCCCCTCGAGCATCTCGGCCACCGTGTCCTTGCCGTGCCGGGCGTGCCCGATGACCAGGACCTTCGGGTTGACGCCGCCGTCGTCGAAGTCGTCGAGGTGCAGGTCGAACGGGTAGGGAGAGCCGTTGGTCTCGGGCACGTGGACGAGGTGCGCCATGACGCGGCGCTCGAGGGCCGACAGGTCGATCTCGACCGGGTCGTGGTCGTGGAACACGGGCTCCTCCTGCATCGCCGCCTGGGCCGCCCGGAGGCGCGCGGTAGGGTTCTTGCCTGCCATGGTGTCGAGGAAGCGGAGGGCCTCCAGGTCGCTCTTGCGGATGGTCAGGTAGGGCGTCAGGTCCGGCGGCCGCCAGCCCTCGGGCTTGACTGCGTCGTAGCCGCGGGCGT